AAAGCGAACCTTCTGAAAGTTCTAGGTTTCCTATAGCCGACGTGGCTACAGCGGCCCCTCCCCGGCCCGGTGCTTAGAACACCAAACCGGAGAGGAACCATTCACCTCTAACCAAGGAGTCTCATCCACATGGCTACAGGTGTAATTCCGCCTCGCCCGAACCAGCCTTCGGAGTGTAATTTTGCCACTTCGATCACCCTCAAAGACGGTCGCAAGATCTACGCGAGCGATTACGGTTTGCGCGCTTTCCCGATCAGGCGCGGACCCAAAAAAAACAAGCAGTAATTCCGGGGCTGGGTATGCCGCAAGGTGTGCCCAGCTTTTAACGTCTACGGCTCCGGATTCGTCCGGGGCATTCCCTTACAGTTGGATGTCCGGTTAGTGGGCCAAGGTTGTCTGTAAGCCGCAGAAGCATACACGCCTTTCCACAGCATTCCACAGCGATTCACAGGATGAACACAGTGTCACATGCGTTATACATAATTTCAACTTGAAATGTAACATGGTTTTGTGCTAGGGCGTTAATTAGGCTGATACGCCCCTTCGGTAGAACGTGATGTCGTTTCCCCTGCTCTGTTGAGGTTTCCCGGTGCAACACGCATTGCGGAAAGGATGAAAGAATGAGGCGCATGGACAAAGCCCATAAACAGACCGCACGGCGAGCCGCTTGGTGCGTTACAGCTATTTCCTTTGCGTGGGAGACTGCCAAAATCGTACTCGACAATCTTGGGAGGCTCGACATGGCGGGCACTTTAATAACGCACCTGTACGCTCTTATCACTTCCCAATGGACACCTGTTAGCCTCTTTATCGGCGGCGTTTTGACGCTGATGTGGCTTCACTTCCAGACTACAGACACAAAGCAAGAAAGCCCACAGGCCACCGAAGAAGACTTCAAAGTTTTGCGAGAAGTTAGGGAATGTGCTGCGCGAGCTGCTGTTCTTAACGACAGGGGCGCTCGCGCAAAGGAATTGATAACCGATTTGGAAGCCATGTGGCATCACTGGAACAATGCTGGCGAGACGCTGGTACATCCACTTACTACCAATTGTGACCCGATGAAAAACGCAGAATCTTCAGGGAAACTGATTAGCGAAGCACTCCGTTTCAAACTCCGATATGCAGACCACCTCTCTGTTCTTACGGCAGATTTTCCAGATTTCTATTCAAATACAGTCCATGCAGGTTATCCATGCAGTCGTGAATACGTTGCTGTGCTTTCTGATCTCAAAGAGCACGCGGCACAATTGGAGCAAGAAGCCTCACAATTGTGGGACAAGTGCTGACACTAAGCTAGCATCGGCGTTTACGATGAGTACAGTGGTTATCGAAAGAACGAATGCCGCCCTATCCGAGCGCACAGGGGGTGGGCGCTGGGGTCACCGAGAATGTGTACCTTGAACCAGTCCGAGGTCACGTCCTGAAGATCGCCGTAGTACAAAGCGCCATTGGTTACATCCTTAGACCGACCCTCATAGATGGCATCGAGTGCCTGAATCAACCGGAGGAACAGCGGGTCTCGTACATCGGGGTACACGATAGTCTGAGAGTCGCCCTTCACGGTCATACTCGAAAACTGATCGTGGGCGTCGATCACTTCGCACCAGCTCTTCTTCCATGCCCGAACCCGGTTGGCGACGACGCAGGCTACAGCCAGCATCCCGTCGATTCCCTCCCCTCTTGCCTCGCGCCAGCATAGTAGCGCGAGGATACCCTTCTCAAAATCTTCAACTACCATTATCGAATCTCCTGTATGAAGTTGAGGGTGAGCGCGGTATCCGCCCCGAAGTAGTACTTCTGCAGGGTACTCAATAGGGTACCCGTGCGCCCCCGGATGATGTCAGCGACCACGCAGCTGAGGTGGTCGCACTCTCCGGCGTCCGCCGACGATAGATCACCATCAGCGGTTACCCCGTGATACATGAACCTACAATGGGGGGTAGCGCAGCGGCGGGCTCCGGCGAGTAGTACGAGCAGCGCGGCGGACTCACATTGCCCGGTCGCAATCACGGTCACGGCACGATCTACAATCGAGTCATAGATCGATAGCGCGTCAACTACCGACCCACCGGGGGAGTTGCACCAGATAGTGATAGGTTCCCCGGAGTCGATAGCTTGCCGCACCTTCAGAGCCGACAGTGCGGTAATCTCCTCGAACAAGTAAAGAGTCATCTACTTAGGGGGTGTGTAGGTGCGATCTTCAATGTACTTAGTCAGGTGGGCCGGGGAAAACAGGTACTTGCGACCGGAGCGATGGTACCCGATGGAGCCATCGGCGATGCGGCGATACAAAGTATCGTTGGAGATTGCAAGAATTTCACAGGCTGCGGCGGAGTCGAGGTAGCGAGTAAGGGTGGACAGGTGCGCGATAATAGGGTCGGTCATGCTATCTAATACTGCCCTGTGCGTACTGTTGCGCGTTCTTTTTGTCGGTACTCTCTGTCCAATCTTGCGGTGAGGTCGTTGTACTCTTCCAAAATCTGACTTCGCTTAGCCATAAGCCAGGAGATATCGACTAAACAGGAGTCGAGATGGTCGATAGTCTGTTCCGAAGCAGGGTTCCCTTTCATTTACTGTAATACTGAGGAACATAAAAAAGCCCGGCGTGAGCCGGGCTTGGTTTGCTCAGCGATTTGTTAGTATCCGAACTTCTTGTCGGAGTCGTCGCTGAAAGTCTTGTTATAGTCGGCAATGCAGTCGTAGCACATCCACTTGTCGAATGCTTCCACGTACTCCTCTGCAAAGTTATTACAGCAGTTCTCGCAATCCTTGGGTTTTGGCTTCACACTTGTTCTCCTAGTCCTTTTTGTAAAACGGCGACTCAAAACCAGCCGCGTCTAAGCTAAGTCCAGCCGCCCATGGTGGTAAGGCTATCATGGCGGCACGGAACCGTTCAAGGGTGAGCGGAGAGTCATACGGCACTTCCGCAATTAGTTCGTCATGCACATGCCCAACGATTTGATAACCGGTGCGGTGTGCGGTCAGCATCCCATACACCAGGACATCGCGAGCAATAGCTTGGACGATGTTCTCTACCAGTTTGGAGCCGTGGGTATCCACCGTCATCCAGCGCCCCATCTTCTGAGCCTCATAACAGATGCGCCCGCCCTCAGCTTGCGGGTTGTAATAATGGAGCGGTCTGCCGCTGGGCAGGATGATTTTCAATATTCGTCGGTCGGTGCCGTCGAAACTCAGGCCCCGGACGCGCCGGGTATCTTCTAGCTGGATGGCGTTGACTGCAGCGCCTTCCAGCGCCGCCCACAGCCACACCACTTCCGGATAGGCAGTGCGGTAGGCTGAGACGGCGCGGTCGCAATCCTCCTCAGAAAACTCCACCCCGTACTGTGTGGCGTACTCCTGCAGACGGAGACCTTGCATTCCATACCCACAGCCAAGTACGGGCGGCTTCGCCTGCTGGCGCTGGTCGCCGGTTACATCATCGTAGCCGGTGGCGAACATAGTTACCGCGAACGCCTTGTACGGGTCCAGGCCGTCCTTCAGTACCTGCTGCATTCCCTTACAGCGGGCGACCCAAGCGAGTACCCGGTACTCGATGGAGGAAAGGTCGCAGATGCAGAACCGCGAACCATCCGGTGCGCGGAAGCTTGCGCGCAGAGTGCCTCCGACGCAGTCCATCGCGGTGAGGTCTTCTGGGTACCATCCCTGCCGGATTGTAGATACTACCTCGTCTGTGCGGGACTTGACTGCCTTACTAGGCCGGGCAAGGTTCTGTAGCTGGACTCCATGACTGCTCCATCTACCAGTGTGCGCGCCGTGATAAGTGAATTGATGGCGCAGTCTGCCGTCCACTACCCGCTGCTGGATTACCTCCAGTTTGGTATAGGCTGTGCCCCCTAGCCGCTGTTTTATTTCTAGGACGGCGCGGACTTCCGGCGTTAGTATTTTGGTAGTCAGCGCGCTGGTAACATGCGCCTTGTCGGTAGAGTCGGTCAGGAACTCATGGTCTGCCAGCCAGCCTTTGAGCTGGGCTGGGGAATTAGGGTTTTCCAGGCCCGTCAGCGCTCTAAGCTGTTCCTGCAGACCGGCAATTTCAGTCTGGGCAATGGCCGATGCATTGTCCACATAGGTCATGTCTACGGGCATCCCACGATGATTGATAAGTTGGTCTAGCGTCCATACGCGGTACTCTTCGGCGGGGAGCTGGCCAAGGTCATCCAGCAGGCCGCAGAGTGCGCGCAGGGCTTCCACATCGCGAGCACAATAGCCGGTAAATTTCTGCCACTCTTCCGGATGAGAGGTCCAGTCTTTGAAGTAGAGCGGTGGGTACCCCGCAGCTACCTGCTTCTTTAGTGCTTTTGACCGGCTACAGAACATCTTGATGAGCTTCTTGCCGTCTTTGTCTTTGGCCTTGTCTTCATCTAGGCCGAGTACGGTGCCGCACTCTTTGAGGCTGCCGGGTAGGGAGAGGAATCGCGCTTGCGCCATCGTGTCGTGAAACTGACGGAGCGGAACGGGTACTTTGAGTACCTGGGCGAGTACATTGAACTCGAACGGTACATTCCACGACACCTTGGTAATGGCAGGGTCTACCAGCGAAGCGGTCAATTCTTCCGGCATGGCGCAAAGGCGGGGTTCCCAGACTGTAACCGGCGCGTCATCTAGCGCGTATGCCAGCATCAGCACTTCCGTAGATGAGTGCCGAACATAGTTATCCAGACCTACCTCGGACAGGTCAAGATGAGAGCGAGTTTCGAAGTCGAAGTATAGCTGGGTCATGGTTAAAGCGGGGGACTTTCGAAGCTCCCCCGCATTTCCTCAACTATTCATCCATGTCGTTGAGGTCATCGAGGCTGGCGCGGTTACTGCCTGCGCCGCGCAGGACTTCTGCCGAAGCGACCCGTCCCACTTTACCGGCAAGCAAGGGGATGACGGGCTTCGCCATCGCGGCGACCTTCTCCGTGTCACCGAGGGAGACATAGCGCGGGGTACGGGCAATGACCGTTACCGAGTAACGACGGCCATCGAAGCCCATCGCGATGTCGCAATCGTAGGGGGTGCCGTTTTCCTCCGCTAAATCGCTGATGGCATTGGCGACCGTCTGGGATAGGCTGAGGTAGCCGACCTTATAAGCGGGCACTGCTTCCTTCGCCAGCTTGCCGGTTTCGGTGTCGGCGTTGGTGTACTGCACGACCAAGGCAGCTACGGTCAAGCGGCTGTCTTCGGTCTTGCAGCGCGGGCACCCCACGCCAGGGCAAATAAAAAGACCCTTTTTATCGCCGGTCGCGATGAAGTGAGTCTCGGCGGCGACCATATCCACGCCGGGGACAAGAGCGAAGCGAATCTTCTTATCCTTATCCGGCTTGATGCGGTCGAGTCCATCGCCGTATTCCTTGAGGCGCTTGTCCCCAAATTTTAACGAAAAGGTATGGCCTGCAGGAGCAGCGGTAGTTACAGATTTAGTGTGGGGGGTCTTGGCTACAGCCGTGGCTTTGTTATTAAATTCCAGGTTGTCCAAATCATCATCGATTAGTCTAGAAGTATCCAAAATACAGTCCTTGTGGTTCTGAGTTAGTGAGCCGTTTGCGGGTCACATAGCTCAATACTGTCGAAGCTAGCTTTTTTGAAAAACTATTTTGAGGTGGCGAAAAAAAGGCGAGAAATTTATTTCGGAGGTGAAGAACAAAGTCTCTAGCTTTTGAGTACTAGGTAACAGGAGGAGTTCTATATGGATTCAATTGTTACTTTGAAAGCCCTGCGCAAGCGGGCGCATACCTTATCTACTATCAAAGCGGCGCTGGACGCCGATGTTATGCAATTCCTGCGGAACAACCGGGGCGTTGACTATAACCTTGTCGCCGAGGCCGTGGGCTCGCATCTGAGCACTATATACGGATACGCCAAGCGGGCGGGTATAACCCTGCGGAAGGCTAATGAGGCGGCGAGCTGATGAGTTTTTACGATATCGCACTGCCCTACGCTTCGCTGGGCATCCCTGTATTCCCTCTCAAACCGAAAGACAAGTTGCCGCCGTCTTGGATGGCGGGGTTCCCCCGGCTCGCCACGACGGATGTCGGGCAGCTAAAAAAGTGGGACGAGAAGCTGCCCGACGCCAACTGCGCGCTACTCGGACGCAACGAAAAAGTTGGGGATGTGTTTTTCTTGGAGTTCGATGTACCGGACGGGATGCTGGAGGCCGCCGATGAACTGGGGGAGGCGCTCCCGTGTACCCGCGTCCATACCAGTGGCCGGGGCTATGAGCATTGGCTATTCCGGCATACCCCGGTTAGTTTGGAACTGGGCAACCGCAGCGCCAACCGTGACGGCCATGAATGGTGGTCACTGCGCGCCCGTAATCGGTATGCACTTGCGCCCGGCTCTACCCACCCGGAGACCGGCGCACTGTATGCGGTCAAGTGGGACAACCCCATCGGCGACTGCCCGGATTGGGTCGCAAAGTGGTGCGCGCGTAGCTCCCAGGATGAACGCGCCGCTGCCGGTGCTCTGCAGCCGGTGTCGGAGCGGTTTGACTTCGATAAGTTCCAAGAATGGCTGCCGTTTGGACTGGTCCAGGACGGAAACTGGTACATTGCCAACTTCTGCCCAGGCGTAGGCCGCAAGCATTCGCAGTCCACTCGCACCGGCATTTATTGGGATGGGGCGGGGTTGGGGTGGAAGTGCTTCGCCCAGTCATGCCCCTGTGCTTATAAAGAAGACGGTAGCAAGTTCAGCATCGGCGACCTTGTTAGCGCGCTAAGCCAGCAGATGAAACCCTACGAGGGAACCATCTGGGCGCAGGAGCCGCTCATAGAATGCGAGTACATCAACATCCTCACGAGGCCGCGTCCGGAAGGGGCGGATGATTTGCAGATAGAGTCGCCGGTCGAAGCCGAAGCGCCAACCGGCCTAAAGCCCGGCGAGCGCGTCTACTATGAGCGCGAAGATGAGGCGATTACCACCTTCCACGGGGCGACGACTCCGCTCACGAAGCTGCGTTGGCTGTGGCCTGACAAAATCCCTGCGGACAAAATTACGCTGTTCGTTGGCAAGCCGGGGGGCGGAAAGAGCATGGCATCTACCGACGTTATGGCCCGCGTCACTACGGGGCAAGATTGGCCGGACGGAACGCAAAACACCTGTGGCCCGCGTGGGATACTCCTGCTGGCCGCAGAAGACGACGTGAGCAGTGTGATTATGCCCCGGCTTATTGCAGCCGGTGCAAACATGGAGAAGGTCGAAGTGGTGAAGTCGGTCATCCGTATGCGACAGGGGGAGGACGGCGAGGTGAAGCAGGCTCGGGGGATGTTTACCCTGTCGGAGGATTTAGGCAAGCTGCGCAAAGCTCTGATAGACCATCCCGATGTTGCTCTGGTAGTCGTTGACCCGCTCACCGCCTACTGGGGGGATATAGACCAGAACAAGGACAAAGAAGTTAGACCCTTACTGGGAATGCTCGACCAGGTATGCGAGCAAACTAAGACTACGTTCCTGGCAGTTTGCCATCTCAACAAGCGGTCGGATGCCGGTGCGCTGGAGAGGGTTTTGGGAGCGAGTTCTGTGGCTGGCCTGGCACGCGCACTTTGGGGTTTTTACAAAGACCCTGATAAGGAGCATCGTGGCGAATACTTCATGTCGCACATCAAGGTCAACTCGGGAAAGAGGACGGAGGGGTTGAAGTACCGCATCGCGGAAGAGCCCATTGAGATTGAGGGTTCCCCCGAGTACATTCCACGGACAGAATGGTTGGGGGTGAGCGAACTTACAGCCGACGATGTTGCGGACTTAGCCAAGGCCAAGGCCAAAGAGCATGAGAACGGGGAGGAGGGCGGCTCGAAGTTGGACGATGCGAAGCGGTTCGTACAGGAGCAGTTGGCCAACGGGGCGAGACTTATGCGAGAGGTTCACACAGCGCGGGAGAGAACCGACATATCGAAGATGACGTTCCAGCGCGCTTATCGGGCGCTGGAGGTGCGCATCGAGGACAACCCCAACCCCGGACGCAAAGGCCGGGAAACTTGGATGGCCTTACCGCACCCTGACCATCAATTCCCGTGGGAGCCTGAGGACTGAATTGGGGGGTATTCCGCCGTAATAGCCGGGCATGTTGCCCGGCTATTCGACGTTCGGACAGGTGATTTCGAACTCCATCACGGAGTCAAGACTCTACACATGCGGGGATGATGACTCTTGAATCCGAGATGGAAAAACGAGTACCTGTAGGGAAAGAGTTCATTGATTACTATATATATTATCATATACTTACAGGTATGTCGTGAGTCCGTAATCGATCACGCATTCAAGAGTCATCATCCGCTTATGTGCGGAGAGTTGATCTCCAGATACCCTCCTGTTTGACCGCGAGTGTGGTGCTTCGTGTTACCCTGTCCAGCATGAATACTTCTCAACTCATCGCACAGTTACGGCAGGAGAGGGACAAGTTAGACGCTGCCATCTCCGCTTTAGAGGGGCTCGATGGAACCCCAGCTCGCAAACCCACTGGCAAGGCCGGGGCCGGAACCAAGGGGCAAGCCAAACCAGCGAAGCGGAAGATTTCAGCAGCGGCACGGCGGAAGATGTCGGAGGCAGCCAAGCTGAGATGGGCGGCGAGGAAGAAATCGGCTGACAAAGCAGGAAAGGCGAAAGCGTGAGCAAAGGCGTATTTCTCGTAGGCACTCTACAAACTCCGGTAATTTATTCACTTCGCGTTGACGACATAATACGCACCCCAAAACCTAGCGTCATTGTTGAGATGAATCACGAGAGTGGTGGAGAATTCCCGCTCTTTGACGGTATTCTCGTAGCAGAGGACGGATTGAGATACCACATTGCCAAGGTTAAAGGCAATACGTGGGTTGGTAAACAAGAGTAATAAATTCGGGGCTGGATTACTCCAGCCCCTCCCCACTTCAGCACGCCATCAACTCAACCTCCAGCCGCATCAGGGCATCCCGGAGATTGTTCCCCGCGTCCTTGACCATCCTCCCGAAGTTAGGCCGTTCCCCAGACCCGCCTTCAGCGTCCCACACCTTTTCGAGTAGCTTAGTCGCTTCCCCTGAGATTCCGTAGCTGGAGAATTCGAGGGTATGGCAACGGCTCAGGAATCGCTTCTCCAGTCCATCCGTAGCGTTACAGGTAAACACCCAGATGGTATTGGGTGCCGAGTCCGTGGCGTCAAGCTTGGACAGTAGCGCAATCTGTGCCGCTGGGGTCATCCTGTCCGCCTCATCCACGATAACCATGTGCATCCTGTACCCCGACATCGGAACGTATTGGCAAATACGGCGCACACGTTCGATGGTTTCCAGATTGCAATTCTGGGACGGGATGTGATGTACCTCAGCCGGGATTGCATCGGCCAGGGCGAGAGCCATCGTGGTTTTACCGCAACCCGATGGGCCGACAAACAACCAAGCGGACGGCATCGGATTTTGCGCCAATCTGCTCAGGATTTTCTTCGGCTTTTCGAGCCCTGCAAACTCGCCAATGGTGCGAGGGCGATACTTTTCCGAGAGTGACTGAGGAAACTGGAACCCCGATTGAACTGGGTTCACTTCGCCAAACAAATTAGGGGTAGCCATATCAGTATTCCTCCGTGAGTAGAATCGTGGTGCTCGACCTATCGGCTTCGGTGATAACCCAGATGCGGGTGCCATCCGGCAACGAGTAGGCGGAGAGAATGCGGTAACCTTCCCGCACAGATACTTCGTTCTCCGCAACGTCTTCGGCGGAAAGTTCGCCCCAATCGCCGGATACATGGCGGTCGAGGTAGACCGTGGGTGACTCCCCAGCGCAGAGGAGTGCTTCCAATGCGCCAGGGGTGGCAACGGTTTGCCCTAGTGAGAATTTAGGCATGGTCTACCTCCGCTGGGAGATACTGGCGAGTGTCGATGGACTTGAACCTGTCCACTCCGCCCCAGGTTCCCATGTACATGTATCCCCCTGCATAGATCGGGGAAGCTGGGTCGGCTGAGAGCCGACCCGCCGCAATAGCGCCGTCGAATGCTTCGTTCGCATCCCGGTATGAAATATCCGTGAGTAGCGTCATGGCTAGTTATCCCCCGTGCAGTACAGGATGTAATCTTGCGAGATACCGCAGTAGAAAGTATCGAGGTCTACATCGTCGGCAACGCCGTACTCCCCGGCTTCGATGACGACGAAGTAATCACGGTCGTGCTTGCGGGCAAGGCGATGCGCCTTTTCTTGCGCCTGTTTATACGTCATGGCTAACGTCCTCCCCGGAATGCCCTAACCGCAGCATGGCAGTCATACCCGTAATTGCGTCGTTTGTCGGCTTCAGTCTGAAGGCCCTTCCCCTGACAGCGGTAGCAAGTACCGCTGTGAGTAGGCTTGCCGTTTACAATCGCGCCCCAGATGGCAGTCCCGGTGCCGTTGCAACGGTCGCATTTTTCACGTTTAGCCATTGGCGACCTCCGAAGGGGATGCTACCGCCGACCCCAGAATCAGGTCGGCGGCTTTCTGTGCAGCACTAGCGGCGGTGATTACCAGCTTGGAATCGCCCTTCAGCACTCGAATCCACGATTGCAGGTAGGCCGTGGAATTTTTCAGAGTTTTTGCTTCGATGCCTGCATGACCGCTGAGAAACGCCGCGCCCATCTCCGCAACGAGTTCCTCTTTGGAGTACACGCTATCCCCAAAGAAGTGCATCGTTGTGATACCGTCACGGTTTAGGCGATTCTTATGCCCCGTGCTATGGGTGAGTTCGTGGAATAGCGTGCTGTAGTAGCTCTCAGGGTTATCGAACGACTCTGGCTTCGGCATCCCGATGTAATCCAGACTAGGCGAGTAGAATGCCCTATCCCCGCCGTGCTTGACTTCGGGTTTGCAGAGGCACTTGCTGAGAATTTCCTCGCAACGTGGAATGGGGTCGAATGTCTTCCCCTGCGCTGGGGTATCGTCAACCTTCAGACCCGGAATGGTGCATTGCTCCAAGTTGAAGACGTGGTATAGACGGCACATCGCCCACGTCTTAGTCGTAGTCTCACCGTCAGGTTCCCGTTCTTCGTCCTTCCCAAACTTGTAGAAGACGATGGGAGTAGACTTCTCCCCGGCATTGACGTGACCGCCGATGGATGCGGCTTGCTTGTACGTCATCCAGAACGGAGAGGAGTAGCCAGCCACGTTGGTAAGCAGGGCATTGATGCCCCTGTATGGCTTCTGGCTGAGGAGATTACGGCACAGCGTAGGCTGACCGCCATACGTTGCCCACGGTTTATTCCACGGGATGATACCCGCTTCAAGTTTTTCGATGATTCGCTGAGTGATTGACTCGTAGACAGACAGCTTCGTGCTAGGATAGGCGTTAGCCATATCGAAAGTACCCCTTTCGGTTTGGTTAGCGTCGTGTAAGAGTTCCCGCTCTTGCACGGCGCGTTTGTGTTTCGAGTGCTACCCTAGCACGGAATTTCAAAAACCTGTCAAACCAGCGTTTGTGGAAAACTCACTTAGCGCCGCACAAACACTGGCTAGAAATTTTTCTTGAGTTACTCGGAAATCCTCGGAATATCTGGGGCAAATCACTTGCAAATTGCGAGCAGGTTAGTTCGCCAGTTACTCGTACTTACCTTGCCAGTTACTCGCAGACCCATTGATACTCAATGCTCTAGTTCTTCCAGTGTTATTGGGATTACTTACATTGTTGTTGAAACAGTCTTCGTTGCAACGTACATCGTCAGATTCAACGTATTCACCTCACGCCGATTTTCCGGAATTTTTCCCGTGCCAATTGCCCGGAAATCCCCAGAAAATCCACGGCGGAGAACTCTGCACTCTCATCCAGCGCAATAAATGCAACGACTTGCGGGGATTTTTAGTAATCCATCCTACGATTTCCAGCTATTCCCGCCGATGAGCCCATAGCTCTGCCCACCACAGGAGAGATGCGCATCTTTGATGGGCGCGGGCGCGCTATGTTGTTGGAGGAACGTTATTTAGCTTTCGATGAGTGGCGAGGGGAGCCCCGGCGTGGCCGTAGGCGGTCAGGATGTCAACTGATAACGGGAGGAGCCTGTTTCCCTTCCGACTGGGGCACCCCTCCCCAGTGCTTCCCTTCTCCCACACTATCCTCGACTTATACCAGTCCCCGACTTTTCTGACTTCCTGAGTATTAGTAGGAGTAACTCAGGAGCCACATGCCTTATAAGTCAGCAGCCCAACAACGATACCTCGAAGCTAACCCCGATAAGGTTGGCGGTGAAGATGCCCTCAAGGAATGGGAGAAGGGTACCGACTATGCTTCCCTTCCCGAGCACGTCCCCATTCCCAAGAAGCGCAAGTCCAAGCCTAAGACGCGCAAGAGGACGGCCCAGTAATGTCCGACCTTCACCGCAAGCAGAAGCTCATTGGGTTGCTTCGCAAAATAGCCTCTCCTCCAAAGAACGCTACGGCAGCCCTCTATGCCTGCAAGATGATCGCCCAGCTTGAGGGTTGGCTCCCCATTACCGACGCGGCCAGACGCACGCCCGAGGTTCCAGACTTAAACGATGAGGCGGTCACCAACATGCTCGCCAACATAGGGAAAGACGAGTAACGACACTAATGAGATACATTGCATTCATACTTACCCTTTTACTGACTATCCCCGCCGTAGCTCAGAGTAGCTATACGACCATCGTCGCTACCTCTATCAAGACTGCGGGAGGCTCCAGCGGTGGAACCCCCATAAACGGCTCCCTATGCTTTACCCCCACTGACCAAACGGGAGCAGCCCTAAACTTCGCCCTCACCAGCCAAGGGCAGGTAGCCCTAGGCACCGTTTGCCAAACCCTCGTAAACGGCGCTCTGTCCGGTACCCTGCAGGTCGCCAACCCCGCCGATGCTACCCCCTCGCCCATTTACTACAGGGTTGAGGCATTCCAGACGGGCAGCTCCAGTCCTGTCCTCAAATACAGCCAAGTCCTCATCTCCGGTTCGTCGTGGAGCCTCGACTCCTACCTTCCCGTTAACGAGCATGTCCTACCCCCGGTCGGAGGCTCAATCAACGGCAATCTTGGGGTGAACGGGAACCTTTCCGTGGGCGGCAGCTTCTCTCTGGGTGGTGTACTCGGCTTAGGTACCGCGATTCCCTATCAGCAGGCTGGGTTTCCCTCGTTAAACACCAAGTACTTCCAGATCACGGACAGCGGGAATGAGAACTTCTTCTCTACCCCGTCCGTCTTCATCTCCCGCAACGATTCTACCCAGTTCAATTCCACCTCCTGCTTCTCAGGCCCTCTGGCAGCTTGTGATGCTCCCATATTCCGCATCTCGATGACGAACAACCAGACGACGAATATTCCGGCCATGATTGGCATGGAGATCGACGGGGCTTCCTTCAGGGCGAACGGCACCAGCCCTCCCTACAACGCCAACTTCATTGTTGGCTATGGCGCTGAACTCTCTGATGCTGCCACCCCAAACACCACCAATCTTCGTGCCGGAAATTTTATCGTCAATCTGTTTGGCCTTCCTGCTACTGCTGGTCCTGGTGGATTCACACGCAGCGCGGTTGGCCTGGAAGTAGACACGAACAACAGCTCAGGAACGGATGCAGTTCCGGGCATTGGTGGGGCTGCGGGCAATTTCATCGGCGCGTACTCTGCGATCCATAACGGAGCCAACAAGGGCAGCGCTGCCTACTATGCAAACTCCTCATCCTCCACGTCAGGCGTTGGCTATCGCAATGGTCTGGTTTTGCAGGGCATCACTGATTCAGGCATCGTGCTCGCTCCCGGTGGGACAGGTTCATTCTCGCCTACCTACGGCCTGCAAATAGCGGAGCCATCCAGTGTCGGAATCGTATTGGGCTGCGGAACTATCAGCAGCTACTTCGCTGGCGTTCCTTGCTCCATGTCCACTGGCATCTTGATGGACGCCCAAGGCTACGCACCCACCGATGAAAACCAAGACTCCGAGTACTTCGACTTCCGCGCCAAGTCCACCGGGCACGTCATCCACGACTGGAAAATGCGGCATGAAAATGCTGGCAACCTGCTTGATTGGTGGTTCGACTCCACCGACCAGATCATGCAGCTTTCCAGCGTAGCGGTATTGACGTTGAAGGGTACGACGCCCGAGCTGCAAATCCAAGGTAGCAGCTCTGCTAGGGTAGGCGCAGATACGGCGGGAACCTTCCTCACCACCGATACTGCGAGCAAAACAATCCGTTTCAACGCAAACGGATTACAGACGTTAGTGGTTGACAGCAGTGGAAATGAGACCATCCCCGGCGCTTTGAATGCCGCCAGTGTAACCGCGCCGACGATCAATGCAAGTACCACGCTTGAGGTTGCTGGCTCCCCCATCGCTTCTACGAATTTAAGCGATTCGTCATCCCTTGCGCGTCTGGCTTCTCCTACCTTCACTGGCACCGTAACTGCCCCGAACGTGAACGCGACCACGGGGTACGATGTCAACGGTACTCCCCTCGCATCTACAAACCTAAGCGATAGCTCCGCGCTGGCTAGGCTGGCTTCTCCCACCTTCACTGGTACTCTCACCGCACCTACGGTGAATGCGAGTACGACGCTTGAGGTTGGAGGTTCCCCAATTGCCTCAACCAACCTGAGCGATACCGCAGCCCTTGCCCGTCTAGCTTCTCCCACCTTCACTGGTACCTTGACCGCGCCGACCATCAACGCCAGCACGACATTAGAGGTTGGAGGAACCCCCCTCGCCAGCAGTGCCACCAGCAACCCCCAGATTGCGAATACCTGCTACATTGCAGCACTCAACGGCGTGGCGACCTACTGCCCGGTAGTGTTTTCGCCCAAGGCGCTCACGATCACCCGAATCTACCTCACGCAGTTGACCGGAGCAACCGGATGCACCACGTTCCCCGTGGTATCCGCCTTTGACCTAACCAATTCCTCAATTCTTACCAGCGTCACGGAATCATCCTCAGGCGGGATTGATAGCGGGGTCATCTCCGTGAGCGTCACGGCAGCGCACCTTGTCGGCGTGCGCGTTACCACGGCAGGTTCGGGATGCAGCCCAACCGCTGCCAACGTATCCGTAATGGTTCAGTGGCAGCAGCAGTAGTGAGCAAGGTCAAATCCAAGCCCCAGCACAGTACAGCACTCGCCAAGGAGCTACAGCGCCTCTGCCGTGCTGCAGGGATCGCCACCGATCCTGCGGCAGCCGCCAAACTTCGCCGCAGGTGCCAGACCGATCTCCGCTTTCTCGGCGAACAGGTTTTGGGCATCCCGTTCTATGAACCCGTCCACGGCGAGTTTGTAAATCTCTTCGTGCAGAAGAACCCCGACAAGGGCATCTACGAGCAGGACTCCGTCCGCCAGCGGCTCCTACTTTCCCCCAGAAATACCATGAAGACCACTTGGGATCAGGTAGACATCCTCCAGTGGGTATTGTGCTTTCCGGACATCCGCATCCTTATTCTCACGGGCACGCAGGACTTGGGTACCCGCATGGTGCAGCAGATCAAGCTTTATCTGCAGACCCACCCGGTCATCCGTACCCTCTTTAATCTCTGCCCGGTTGATTCCGAGTCCCGCTGGGGCAATGTAGACGAGTTCACCGTCACCCGGTCTAAGGATTGGCGGGAGCCCACCCTTTGCATGTCCACCATCGCATCGGTGAAGGCCAGCAGTCACTACGACGTATTCAAACTAGATGACATCGCCAACGAGATTAACTCCGCCACGCCGGATCAGAGAGCCAAGGTAAAAGCCGCTGTAGAAGATACCTACTACTTGCAAGAACCCCAAGGTTCGTACTTCGATTTCATCGGCACCAGATATGACATAGACGACTACTACGGCCACTTGCTGCGTGCCAACGAGCAAGCGGAAAAAGAGAGTGAAGAGCCGCCGACCAAGGCTGTCATTCTTGCCGCATGGGCGGTGAAGGCTGGCCGGGAACTGGCGCAAAGCGAGGACTGCGCGGCAGCGATCATCACCAAGGATGACGTTGACCTGCTCTACCCTGAGCGTCTGCTCTTCAAAGAACTCAGCAAACAGTACCGGAAAAATCCGTACAAATTTAGCTGCCAGATGCTGAACGCGCCCAACCCCACCTTGGAGAGCACCCTCCAGAGCTTCGATGAGGCGCTGATTCAGCGGCACACCATCCCCTATGACCAGCTTCCGTTCTCCGGTCGCACCTTTGCATGTTGGGACTTGGCGGGATACAGCAAGGCCGTCAACACGGATTTTACGGTCGGAGTAATTGGCAGGCTTTCGGACGACAACAAGCTGTACATCATCGAGGTCATCCGTGGTAGGTACAACCAGTACCAGCAGGCGGGCGCTATCGTGGAAGCCGCCCGGTCATGGCGTCCCGAAGTGACGATCATCGAAGACTCCCAAGGTTCTAAAGCCTTGGAGCCCACCATTGTCCGGGTAGCTCAAGATGTTCGAGTTACCTGCCCAATTACTTGGTACACACCCCCACGGCGCAAAGATGCCAAGAATTTCCGCATCGGCCACCTCGCCTCCATCCTGCGCTCTGACAGGTTGTGGTTCGCAGCCCATCTGCGGGAGCTTAGTCAACTCAAGGACGAGCTGGTCAACTTTCCGTTTGGCCGTCATGACGATATCTCCGATGCCATAGGGATTCTCGCCTCCTACCTGCCGATGCTCTCGGAGGATGCTCCTCCCGTGGCAGCGGAGCACGATACCGCGCAGCGCCGGATGCGGGAGATACGGGAACGGGTTTGGGACAAGATGGTTTTCCCCGATACCCCCGCAGGGCCTGACGAACCTATTACCAGCCCCGACAACTATGACGACCTGCTTGGTTCCAGCCTGATGTGCCGCCCACAGTAGATTTCCAAACTACCGGGCTCTTTTACAGAGCCCATAATGCAAATAGACAACCCAGTAAACGCCCACAGTCCGATTACACAGGACGAAATCAGCATCGGGATTTCCCCGAAGGATTCCGCCGCCCTCAAGCTGGTAGTTCAGCAGTTCGAGAAAACCTCCTCGTGGCTGGAAGCCAAACAGTGGCGTCTACACTGGCGCACCGCGCAGCTTCTTTACGACCCTCCCATGCAGCAGAAGTTTTGGGAAGGCACCAACGTTCCCCAGAGCAACGTCAACATCTACACCACTGCCTCTCTGGTAAAGAGCATAGAGCCCCAGATCATGAACGGGCTCTTCGCGGACGACCCTCCATTCGATCTTGACCCACGCCCGCGCAGCAAACAGGAGGAAGCCCGCGCCATCAAGGCTTTGATCCACTATGAGCTTGAAGCCTGCGGATTCCGGGAGGAGATGCGGCTCGGCATCCGCGATTGCCTCACCTTTGGCACCTCTGTCTGGAAGTGGAATTGGACATCGTTCACGCGCAAGCGCCGGGTCTATAAGCGGAAGGCCGACCCGGTTGAGATTGACTCCGACATCCCCGGCGTAGCGTCTACCCTGCTGCATACCAAGGATTCGGACACCATCGAGGTAGAGGAGGTAGATGAGGACGTAGACCGTCCCACCTTCGAGCACCTTGACCTTCGCCACGTCTATGTAGACCCCGGATGCCGCTGGCCGGACATCCGCAAAGCCAAGTTCGTTATTCACCGCCTGAAGGTATCAGCGGAGGAGCTGGAGAACCTTCGGAAGTTTGAAGGTTACGACATCCCCGCCAAAGACAAGTTGATGGCTCTGCTATTCCCACCTGTAGAAACTTCCCCACTGGCGGGGCTGGAACTTACCCAGACCGCCAATTTCTTCGATCACCAAGCGGTACCCCGCGACGAAGATCACACGGTTGACCCAACCGTAGATGAGAAGTTTGAGCTGCTTGAATATTGGGACGACAACAAGGTAATCGTCACCCTCGACCGCAAGTTAGTAATCCGGAACGAGCGCAACCCCTATGAGCGGGTACCTTTCGTTAGCGTCAACTGGTGGGACATCCCGAACAGCTTCTATGGGCTTGGCATCGCGGATACCTGCGGCTCCGAACAGACCATCCAGAAGGGCCTAATTGATGCCCACCTAGATGAGACATGGTTCAACTTGAACCTACCTGTATTCGTGCAGCAGGGTAAGAACATCCCCGTCCAGAACATCCGCATGGCTCTGGGGAAATTCGTCAAGGTTGAGGATGTGAACGGCATCAAGCCCATGCCACGTATGGAGGCGGTACCCGAAGCCTTCGCCGAAGTACAGTCGAGCCAAGCCCGCGCCGAATCTACCTCTGGCGCTAACGAGCTAATTGTTCAGGGCAACATGCCAGAGTCCGGGCGGTCTTCTATCACCCGCACCGCGACCGGGGCAAACCTGCTCGCAGGTGGCTCAGGAGCACGGCTAGAAGCGTTCGTTGAGCGTATCGCCGACCAAGTCTTCATCCCTACGCTGGATGCCTTCTACGAAATGAACCGGGAACTTCTCCCCCTTGACCAGCTCCGCCAGATACTCAGCGAGGAGATGGAAGAGGCATACGAGGGCGATCACTTGGAAGTGTTCGACATCCGGGTGATCTTCGATGTCAAAGCAGCCGCCCGGATGCAGTCCCGCCGTCAGATGGCGCAGTCCCTGCCCATGCTTACCCAGCTCCTCATCACCGACCCGATGCACTCCATGTTGACTCAGCAGGGGCTCAAGTTGGACGTGAACGAGCTTGTGAACATGTACATGGATGTATCGCGCTGGCAGAACAAGGCGGACTTGATAGTCCAGATGACACCGGAGGATGAGCAACGCTCCGCCATGCAGAACCCCGGCGTCCAGAAGATGCTTGCCCAGCAGCAGGAACAGCAGGGCGACCTCAATAACAAGCTGTCCGTGGTGGATTCGGAGAACGCAGCGAGGGCGTTCCGTGAACTCATGCGGCAGGCCATGGAGAAGTCTGGGGAATCGGAGATCGTCAATGGTCAACCCGGTAACGTCGGTTTCGGCTCGCAGGGGTAAGAAAACTGACTATGACTCCCCTTAGTAGAGACGAAACCGCTTCGAACTTGTCTTCGCTGATAGCGACCGAGGGTTGGAGCACAGTCTTAGGACTCTTGCAGGAGCAGGTTGATAGAGCACACAACAAGGCTCTATCCGCCGACCCTGCCGACCCAGCTAGAGCATGTTCGCTACTGGCGAGGGCTCAGGCCATGAAAGAGATGCTGAGTAGCCTGCAGAACACGATAGACGAGTTAATCGACGCCAGTTCGGATTGAGCTGGGAGGATGAATGACGAAAGAAGAGTTACGTGCAGCAGTAGAAGCGGAGTTTGCAAAGCAGCAAGGGCAACCGGAACCTCAGGCAGAGGAGCCAGAAGTAGAAGAACCCAAAGACGGCGACCCCTACCAGACGAAAGACGGCTGGGAAGTGGTGATCGACCTCAAGGATGGAAGCGGTACTCAGGTGTTCCACGATCCAACTTTGAAGGGTCTGATAGCCAAGCTCACTAAGGCTCAGGAGCACGCGGTACAGACCGGAGACATTCCTGACAGAACAGACCGGGGAGATTCCTGACACTGCGAAAAGCATAGAGGGCGTGTAGAACCAGCAGATGCCTTGGAAAGCGAGCAGTGTAGTGGACGAGCGCACGC